GTTGACAGTGTAGCCCTCTGGGATTGCGCCCATTTGCTTGATGGCGTTGATATCATTGTTTGTGGTAGCGACGCGGAGTTCGGTATCCAACAAACGTTTTGCAACGAACATCAATGAGGGAGGAATGACCAATTTCTTGGGCTTTGCAGCGATCAAGAGGCCACGCTCGTCTGTCCAAGCAGCGATCTGAATAACGGCGGCTTCCAAAGAAGTCTCGTTCAAATCAACTTGGGTAGTAGGAGTGTTAGCGTTGGTACCGCCGTTGACCAAGGGATGGTTAGTTGCAAACAATGCAACGCCATCACCACCAACATAGCTAGAGTTGAAGCCGTTATTCAAAACAGCAGCAGCTTTCACTTGCTTGGTATAGGCCATGGCACGAGCCAAACCTTTGGTGTAACGAGCAGACAAGCTGTCGTACAAGTTATCTTCAATCGCCTCTTCAGTGATTGAGAAACCCAAAGCGATGGTTTCGTGGTTATAGCGAGTTGTCCATGCCTCTTGTGCATTGTCATAAGCGATGGCTGTGCCCTCGTTTTTAACAGGTGCTGCTGAGAAGCCAGACAGTTTGGTTTCTTCCTCGAATGAACGCTCAGAGGTCTCTGTTTCGTAGATCTCTTTGTGCTCTTCGCCGTAACGTGCATACTCCAAACCGAACAAAGCGTTCAAGCCTGGGAGCAGCTCTTTCAATAGTTGTGCGCGTGAAATAGCCATTTATGTGCTCCTTAATTAAACGCCATTGGCATTGAAGTAACTATGGTAACCGAAGTTCCAAGTCACCAACACTTCGGGATATCCAACGAATGTGAATGCAGTAGCGGTAGACTGAGCACTTGCAACAGCAGTGTTAATCGTGACGCTAGTACCAGACACAGCGGTTACATAGGTGTTTGAACCTGCTGTAATGCCGGGGCCAGTGACTGCCATTCCTGGGACGATGCTAGAGTTAGCGGCGGACAATGTGATTGTCGTAGAGCTAGATGTAGCGTTTTGGACCACAGCAACTGCTGACTCAGGAACGATACCCACAATACGCATTGCTGCACTTGTAGTGATCGGTGTGCTTACAGTAGCGGATGCAGAAACTGCAACGCCAGCAAGTGAGTCGCCTGTAGTTGTAGAACCAGTATTGCCAGCAGCAGCGCCAATGTAATAAGCATTGGAACCAATGAACGCTTGGTTAGCGTAAGCAATAGTAGTGCTACCACCTGTACCGGCTGGGTTAACGACCACGGCTGATTTGAAAACAGCTTGAGGATCATCAACTACATAGCCAAGGGCGTCAGGAGCAGATGTGCTAGCTTGCCAATATTGGAAACGGTTTTTACCGTAAATTGGGCCGCCAGTTGTAGAGTACTCGCAACCAACGAACACACCGATTGTTCCAGCTACTGCTGAAGAAGCGTTGTATGCCAAGGTTGAAGCTACCAAGTTACCGATGTTTGCACCGGTACCGATTTGAACAACGTCACCGTTGTACAAGCTTGTGCTGTAACCATTCACAATGGGGAACATGCGAGTAGAACCCGCATACACACGACCACCGATCAAGTTAACAGGCTTTAGGCCGTAAGGGGCCGAGACTGTTGGATAAGCCATTTTGTTTCCTTAAAAATTAAGAACCAGAACCAAATGTGACCTTCGATCGCTTCTCCGCAAAGAGAGGCATTCTAGGATCGCTGTCTTTCATAAACGTATTGTCTACCGATTCCATTTGAGCTTTGTTCTGATTGTTGTAGAACGCGGCTCGCTGCTTCAGAAATTCTTCTGGGATTCGGCACAATAACAAACCGCCAATTTCGATGTTGCCTTTAAAGCGACCTTCGGTAGTGGCGTGCAGCATTAACTCAGGATACTCTTCTGCTTTGCAGGGTTCATATCCTTCACGCAACTTAGAGGAAATATTAGAAGGATCGGACGTGCCCATCATGCTAATACGAATGTAACGATGCTTCCAACCGGGCCGCTCATTTGGCATGGGTAGACTGTCCGGATTTTGCCAACTAGTGGGTCTACCAGCGGCAATTCTGTCATCCAATTCACGAGCGAGTCTGTTTTGTGTAGCTGTCATTTTCATTCTCCATTTCTAAGTTGTGCAACCTGTTTCGCATATAGCTCCAAAGGAACCCCAAGTCTGCGTGCAATCGCAGCTTCAGATGCCTTCAACCGTATACGGTTAGGTGGTGTGCTACGTGTAGCGGGAGCTACAACATTAGCGGGTTTTTGTGCACGGCTTTGAGGTTTCTCCTCTGCCGGTTCATCGCTCTGAGAGGTTTCAAAATTCTCAGGAAATCGTTTACGCATTGTAGCGTCAACTATTCTGTAGTATTCTTTGGATCCAACGAAATCGTCGCCATGCTCCTTAAGCAGCTTTCGGTGTAACCCGAGAGCGGAGCTTGTCATTTCATCGTCTTTACCAAACCAAGGATTTTCCGCTTGCCACTCTGCGTCACGCTCGGTGGTTTGCGGTTGCACTTGTTGAACACGTTGTGGTGTTTGTACTACTTTTTCTTCAACTTGTAAAGGCCTTAAATTTCTAGCCTTGTCAATTTGCAACATCGCGTTAGCAATTTCTGCTTGCGCATCGACCAAACTATCGGCGTCTCCAGACTCATAAGCCTCTTTGTATTTCTTTTTAGCCATGGCCAAAAGAGCTTCCGCAGAGTGTTTGTTCTGATCAATAATGATCTGAGAGCCTTGAGAGAGCTGTTGTTGGAGACGTTTATTCTCCTCAATGACTTGTCTAGCATAGGCTTCAGCCGCCTCGCGCTCACGCAATGCCTCTTCTTTGGCACGGCGTTCATCGTGATAACCCCTAGTAAATTTCTTAATACGGGCTTGCACTTTCTCGTCATAAGAGGACAATTCATCATCCGATGGGTCTTCTGGAGGCTCAGCCATTGGCTTGCGTCCTCTGTCCTCAGCGGGTGTATCGTCTTCTATTTCAAAAGAAAAATCGTCTTCAGCATCAACTTTCTTAGCTGCGTCTGGCTGTTTTTCATCGGGAAATTTAAAGTCTTGATCTGCCATTCTTTACTCCTTAAGCAGCACGGGTAATTCCGCGCGGATCTTCCACAACGGCATCTACTTGGTCATCGTTGATGAGCCTAAATTCTCTGCCGTGAATTTTCAAGCGGGTGCCTGAATTGGGTCGGACGATAACGAAATCGCCAGTCTTACAACGTGGTCCACTGGGGAACCTTGCTGTATCTGAATAGGCTTCTGGGCCCATCTTGATGACAAACAACACAGGGGTTAGCATCTCTTCTTTCCAAACTTCTTGGCTAGATTTAACGATACCCACTTCACTGTCTGCATACTCTTCCATTGCTTCGGGGACTACAGTTAATAGCATGTAACCCTTGGGGTCTGGAATCTGTTTCGCTTTCTGTTCTGCACTCGTATTGAGGATGCCAGAAAGGTCCACAGCGCTTACATCAAATTCACTCATCGTCTATCTCCAGTCGTTGCACGAGGTCTCTGACAAGAATTTCTGCATGGCCTAGACCCCGGATAGTCCCGCAGACGTAACGGTATTCAGCAAAGTCTTTTGCTGAGCCGCTTCCTAAAAACCTCTGTTGCTCTACCGCGATCTTGTCAAGCTCTCGCAGTAGGTGGTGTAAAACTCTATCAGCGTCCATTACTCTCCTTCAGGTGGTGTGGGTTGTAGGTGGGGCATCGCTGCCAGCTCTTTTAGCTTGAGCATGTGGTCAGCCACATCTTTCTGCTGCTGTCTCATGCTTTGATCACGCTGTTGTCTGATCTGGGCTTTGTGCTTGCCAATGTCCACACCCATCTTGGTAGAGTCGAGTCGTGTCTGCTGTTTGAGTTTGTCTCTGGCTGCGGCGGCGGTGGCACCCACCTGCATGGCCGCGATTTCTTTCTGCGCTTCGATGCGAGCTTGCTCGATCATCAACTGCTGAGCTTTGGCCTGTGCCTCGGCTTGCTGCTTCTGCGCTTGTAGCTGCAACTGCTGTTGTTTGATCTGCAACTCTTGCTGCTGCATCTGAATGATCGGATCCTGCGCCTGTTGTTGAGCCTGTTGTTGGGCC